TGTTCTCGTTCGGGATGATCCTGGCCATGGGTCAGCCTTCCTTCTGCTCGGGTGGTGCTGCCTGCGGTGCCGCCGGCGGCTGCTCCGCTGGTGTCGTCGCCGGTGGAGCTTCTCCACTACTTCCATCATCTACAACAGTCCAGCCGTGACGCTCGTAGGCCTTCGCCGCCCGGGGCGACACCTTGGCCTCCAGGTCGTCCTTCTTGATCGTGACTTCCTCTCGCATGACTCAGCTTCCCTTCGTGACCCAGACCTCGAACGTGTCTGCCTGTGTGAAGTAGTCCGGATAGGCGGAGCCGATCCGGTTGGTGTTGCCGATCGCGGTGCAGGAGACCTTCTGCACCTTCCAGCCCCCGGTCGGGGTGTCGATGACCTCCCGCTCGAGGTAGATCAGGTTGTTGCGCATCCGGTCCGCCAGCGCCTCGGTCTGCTTGCGGGAGAGCCCGGCGTAGGTGACCACGTAGCCCAGCTTCCAGTCCGCGTAGGTGTTGGACAGCGGCCCGGCCGGGGCCTGCGGGATCGCCGTGGACGGGGACATCGTCAGCCACGGCGTGAACGTGGTGCCCGGGCTGTTGGGCTCGCCCTGCCAGCCGAACGGGGTGTCCGGCGAGGAGTTGTCGCCCACGGGGAAGCCCTCGGTCTCCAGCTCGGCGAGCAGCCGGCTGGTGATCGGTCCTCGTGAGATCACGCTCTGTCTACTTGGCACGGTCCCTCAGCACCTTGATGTTGGCCTCTGCTGCCATCGTCCCGAGACTGTCCACCCAGGACTGGAAGGCCGGCATCACGTAGGGCTGCGGCCGGGTGCCGGGGTGGTGCACCTTCCGGGTGAACACCTTCTGCCCACCCACGTTGAACACCAGCACCCCGCCCTTCTTCTTCGGCTCAATGGTGTGCGCCTTGGTCCCGAACTCCACGTAGCCGGCGTACGGAGCTGTGGTCATGTTCGGCCCGATGATCACCTTGTCGGTCTCGACCTTGATGAAGATCGAGTTGCGCAGCGTCCCGGTCTTCACCGGGGCCTTGGCCTCCATCTCGGCCTTGATGTAGTTCGCGGACTGGATCATCACCTGCATGGTGGTGGTCTGCGACTGCTTGGCGGTCTCGTTCAGGGCATCGGCGAGCCGGGAGATGTCGGCGGAGGCCTCGGCACTCACTGCAGCTTCCCCCTCCGGGTCTCGAAGCCCTGCAGGTACTGCCGTGCCTTCTCACGAGGCTGTTTGCCGGTACCGAGCTGGAGCCGCCCTCGGTTGTGGGCACGCACCCGGTTGAGCGCGTACCTGTCGCCCTTCCCCGCTGCAGCTGGCAGGCCCTTGGGGATGCCCTTGCTGATGCCGTGGTCCACACCGAAGGCGCTGATCATCACTGCAGCCCCGTGACCTCAAAGCGCCGGGTGGCGCGCAGCTCACCCGCCTTCGCGACCGACTGGATCTCGTAGCGCTTGCCGACCACCTGGGAGTCCTGAGGCGCGGTGAGGATGACCACCTCGTCGTATCGCCTGATGACCTCCGGACTGTCCCAAGGAATGGACAGGTTGGTGGTCTGCTGGTAGATGTCGGTGTCCCCGACCACCACCGCCTGCGCGCTGGAGAGCTCCCAGATCCGGCAGACGCCCTGGTAGACCTCCTCAGCGATCCCCTCCGGGGTGTACACCAGGGTGTCCTCGTCGTAGCCCTCGGGCTTCGAGGCCCGGGTGATCCGGCAGGTGTACTCCATCACCTCGGTGGCCCGGGACCGGACGTAGTGACGGGCCTCGGCGCTGATCGGGCTGGTCATGGCTCGATGATCTTCTCGTACGGGGCCACCGCCGGGTACACCGCCTGGTCGGGCGGGTAGACCCCGCCGTACTCCTGGGCCCCGGCCTCGATGTCGTCGTGCATGCCCTTGCCGAAGCTGAACGGCTTGGTGCCCGGCAGCAGCTGCTCGTCGGGGGCCAGTCCTCCCACATCGGGGTAGCCCCCGACGTGCAGCTGCTTGTCCTGCTCGCGCAGCGATGCGGCCAGTGCCCGGTACTGGTCCCCCGCCGGTCCGAGGCTGATGGACACACCGTCAGCGGAGTAGGACGCCTCGCGTGCGTAACGCGCCGCGATGGTATCAGCGAGCGTCGAGGCCACGTAAGCGTGGCTGCCGTAGATCGGGTACCAGGTGTCGTAGGCCCACTGGATCTCCTCATCGGTCACCAGCCACTCGCCCGCGCCGCGCGGGTCGGTGTCCTGGAGCAGGAACCGGATGGTGTCCTTGTCGGTGTCTCCGGGCAGCGTGTAGGTGTAGGTGCCGGCCATCAGACCTGCCCCGGACGCTTCTTCCGACCTCCGAAGGCTGCTGCGCCGCCAGCCGCACCGACCGCCCCGGCTCCGCCCAGACCGATGGCCCCGGTCTTGACCGGCTGGGCGAACGACTTCTGGCCAAGGCCGGTGACGGCACCACCGACCTTGGCCCGCATGCCCGGGGCCTGGCGCTTGCCCGGCTGCCCGGTGATTGCTCCGCCAGCCCGCTTCAGGCCGCCGGAGATGCTGGCCCCGGCTCCGCCGGTGAAGGTCCGCAGCTTGCCGGCGGCACCGGGTACCTTCGCCAGGCCAGGTGCCCGGTGTGCAGCGCCGGCCACCGACTTGAGCTCACCGGCACCCTTCAGCGCCGCGAGCGGGTTCACCAGCTTCGTGACTTCCTCGTAGCCGTGGTCAATGCCGAACGCGCTGTGCATCTCAGGCCCTCCGTGCTCCGCCACCGCGGCCGACGAAGGACTTCGCCTTGTAGCCGCCCTTGCGCTTGCCGGGCGTGGCCGCGATCCGCTTTCCGCCACCGGCCGCGCTGGCCGCGATCCCGTGCTTGGATGCCAGCTGGTCGAACATGGGCGTCCCGGTGCTCCCGGCATGCTTGCCCGCCTTGCCCGCACCACGGAGGCCCTTGAGCGCTCCGATCGGGTTGAAGCCCTTCTCGATGTTCCCGTGGTCTACGCCGAATGCACTGATCATCTGGTCATCACGCCTTCAGGATTCCCTTGCGGCCGCGACCGGCCTCTTCTGCCTGCTTGATCCGGTCCCGCTCCTCGGGATCATGCACCTGGGCGAGGTGCTCTTTGACCTCGCGTACCGAGTGGTAGCTGGGGTCGTACTGCTCCGCGTGCGCCGCCTGAGCCGGGGCCTCGAGCGGGTACTCCTGGTCCGTGCGAGCCTGCCGCTCCCCGATCTCCTCGGCGGGCGGGGTGGTCTCCGGATGGGTGAGCCGGCCGATGTCCACCACGTCGTCGGAGTCCGGCTCCTGCGGCATCCGCAGCTGGACGTTCTCCCGACGCAGCTTCTCCATCAGGGTGGACCTGAGCTTCACTTCCTTGTACCAGTACTTCGGCCGGTCGTTGAGATCCTCCACCACCGGCACCACGTACCGGGCGCGGACCATCACCTCGATGTTCCGGGCGTCCTCCTGGGGGAAGTCGTCGCCGACGGCGTACGTCTTCCCACTCGAGGTGAACGGCTTGGTGACCACGAACGACACCCGGTCGTTGCTCAGCAGCGGGCTTCCCATCAGGACCTCATCTCGTGAACGACGCCGAAGGCACTCAGCCCGTCCTCGCTCATGCTCTTGCGGACCTTCTTCCGACGGTGATGCACCACCGCCGCGGTCCCGGCCGTACCACCGGCAGCACCACCGATCGCGGCGCTCTTGACCGGACGGAACTTGGCCTTGCCCCGGGTGGCGACGACGGCCCCGGCATTCCCGGCGGTGGCACCGAGCGCGGCACCAGCAGCCATGTTCCGGATGAACTTCCGCTGCCCCTGCCCGTCGTACTTCGACTTGCCCGGCATCTCTCCTCCTCATCAGAAACGGGCCGTGGGCCGGAACCCACAGCCCGTCTCAGAGTAGATCCGACTACGCCACCGCGTTGGCCATGAAGATGCCCATGTCCTTGGCGATCACGCGCATGTCGTAGGTCATCTCGCCCTCGATCCGGTCCGCCTCGATCCACTCCATCCGGAAGTTCTTCATCCGGATCCCGAAGGCGTTGCCGGCCAGGTAGCCGTTCCAGGTGAAGGTGTAGCCGGCGGCCGGGGTCATCAGCGACGGTGAGGACGGCGTGTAGCACAGCAGCGCCGACTTCGAGTTGCCCATGAACCGGTAGGTGGCCGCGGCGTCCTGCGCCTTGGCGTCGTTGATCTCGGCCACGTCGGTCACCGTGGCATAGCTGACCAGGATCCGCTCCACGTCGAACAGCGACGCGAGCAGGTCAGTGGTCACGACGCCCTTCTGGGTGTACTTGATCCGGTCGATGATGTCCGGGTGGTTCTTGAGCTGGTTGATCGTCCGAGCCCCGAGGACCAGCGTGTTGGCCTTGCGGCCGGACTGCTCCACGAAGTTGGTCTGCAGGTCGGTGAACTGCACGATCGGGTCGGAGTTCGGGTCGCTCCACTGCAGGAACTGCCCGGCACCTACGGTCCCGGCCACGCCGGTGAGGTCGGTGCCCCACTGGCCTACCTTGAAGAACTTGTCGTTCCAGTCCAGGTCCCGGCGCAGCAGCAGCTGGTTGGTCACGAACGCGGTGGCGTCCGAGTCCAGCCGCCAGTTGCTGTCGGCGTTGGCCCGCACCTGGTCATCGATGTCCTTGTGGACAGCCCAGACCTCGGCGAAGTACTGCCCGGTGTCGAGCTTCCACCCGACGCCGGCCGACTCGGTGCCCGGCGCGCGCTTCTGCGCGTCGGTCCTGCGCCAGTCGGACTTGGAGTACTTCCAGAACATGTCCGACTGCTTCTGGACGGGCACCCGAGGGAAGACCTTGTCGGCAATGAACGTCGCCTTGTCCTGCATGTAGGCGACGCTGACGTTGGTCAGCGGAACATTGACGTGAAGATCGCTCTGAGTGGGGTTCGGCATGGCTTCTCTCCTCTCAGAGGGTCAGGAGAACGTTGACGAGTTCTCCGGGGTTGGCGGTGGTGTTCAGTGCGACTCCGACGACGGGCCCGGTTCCGGTCTTGGCCGCCTGCGCATCCGCGCTGACGTAGATCGGGTCGCCGGCGGTGATGGCCACGTCGCTGACCACCTTCGACACGCCGTGGAAGCCGACGGTGGCTGCCTGACCGGTGCCCTGCGGCTTGTTCTGCAGCACTCCGATCACCGAGCCGGTGGCGGCCGCGAGCCCGCACTGGTGTACGCCGGTCACCTTCACGAAGTGGTACTGCTTGGCTCCGTGTGGATCCGGGGCACCGGGCTGGCCCGGGACTCCGGTGTAGATGCCGATGGACGAGTCCGCATTCAGCGTGATCGACCGGAGGCTCTCTTCGTAGGCCATCTGTCACTCCCTCCTATCGACCGTTCAGCCGCTGCGCGGCCAGGTACTCGTCGTAGGCGTCCGGGTTCATGTCGAACACCTTGTTGATCGCCTGGACCTCGTTGAAGTCCTCGGCCTTGCCGAACGTGTCGTGGGCGTGCGCCTCGACCTGGGAGTAGACATCGGCGTTGTCGCCGCCGCCCTGGTAGCCGACCTCCTCGAAGAGGATCTCGCCGGCCGTCTCCAGGCACTTGGCGATCACCGAGCAGTCGTCGTAGCTCATCGTCTCGGCCATCCGGTAGAGCACCGGGCCGAGCTCCTGAGGAGACACCGGCAGGTTGTACTCCGCGGCCTTGGAGACGTACTCCCGGGTCAGTCGGAGGTCCCGCTCGGACTTGGCGATCTCGGCCGCCTGGGCCTGGGACTTCTCGAGCTCCTCGACCCGACCCAGCGCCTTGGCGATGATCGCGTCTCGGTCTCCGTCGGAGAAGGCCTTGGAGAGCTCCTCCATCACCTGCGTGGAGAAGGAGCCGGAGTTCTGTGGAGCCTGGAAGAACGCCGACTTGCCGGTCTCCACCAGCTCGCCCTGGTCCTCGTGCTCCGTCTCGTCCTCACCCTCTTCGACGTACTCGTACGCCTGGCCCTGGTCATCGAACACGATGTCGCCGAACTCGAGGGCGTTCTCATCGAGGGGCTGACCCTCCTGGTTGTAGAGCTGGGGCATGTCTTCCTCCTCGGGAGCCCGCTTCGCGATGACGAACCTCGAGAGCTGGTTCGCGGTCTTGTCCACGGTGGAGATCTCATCGATCTCCATGTCGGTCAAGCTGTTGCGTCGTGGCATGTCATCTACCTCTAGTTCTCAGTCTCACGGTGCTGTCCACTCGTGCATGTGATCCACCCCGAACGCCGACACCGAGTCCCGCTTCGCGTACGGGGCCCAGGACCGCGACTGGTTCCGGTTCTTCACTGCCAGAGTCCCTGCGCCGGCCACTCCGGAGGCCGCGAGCAGACCCGCTCCGACCTTGCCGTGCTTGACCGCGGTGGCCTTGCGTGCGGCCTGCGCGACCTTCACGTTCGGCAGGTTCTTGGCCTTGCGCTGGCCCTTCTTCCAGTTCGGGGCGACGGCCCTCAGGGCCTGCGTGCCCTTCGCCCCGGCTCCGGCTCCGAGCGCGGCAGCCGCCACACCACCGACATCCTCGTGCCCCTGGCTGCGTTCCATCCGGGAACGCTCGGCGTCGAACTTGGAGGCGCTGGGCTTCCAGTCCTTGGCGAACGCCACCTCGCCGACCCGCGGTGCCTCGACACCCAGGCTCTTGGTCACGGGCATTGCGGGCTTCCTCTTCTTGGCCTCGGCGCTGGTGTAGGAGGCGAAGTTGAACGAGCCGGCCCCACCGATCCCGCCGGCAGTCGTGGAGGCTCCCAGTGCTGCCAGGTCCGCCTTCTTCGGGTTGATCTTCTTCAGCGCCGGCGCGACCTTCTGCGCCTTCAGCGCGACCTTGCCACCACCGGCCAGCCGAGCCGCGCCGAACGCGCCGACACCGGCCAGGCCGAGGGCACCGGTAGTCCGGGCGATCCCGCCCTGGACCTTCTTGCGGTGCCGGATCTCGGTGTCGCTCATCACCCTGCTGGTCATGACGGCGTCCTCTTCCCGGTCCCATGGATGCTGAAGCCGGTCCGCTCACCGGACTTCACCTTGGCCCAGACATCGGGGTCCTGGACCTGGAAGCCGACCCACCAACCGGTCGGCACCGAGTCCGGCAGGCCCATCGCCTGCCGCTTCTCCGGGGTGACGATGAAGCTCTCGATCATCTCCGACTTCTGGATCGGGCTCCAGTTGTCCCGCAGGTGCATGTCGCCGCCCTTGCGGGACTTCATCACGTAGGAGTAGCCGGCCTTCTCCATCTCCTCCGGGCTGATCACGTCACCCTGCAGGTCCACCACCGGCTCGCCGTTCACCTCGACCACGCTGGCCCAGCCGAACAGCTGCTGCTTGTCCAGGTTCGCCTTGGCGATCTCCCCGGACCAGATCACGTCCACGTCCTCGGCGCGCGGTGCTCCTGCGGACTTCTCCATCTTGTGGTGGCCCTTGCTGTCGGGGAGCTTCTTCAGCTTCCCCTGCGCCACCTTGGTGTACTCCAGGCCCTTGCCCGCTGCCCGTGGCGCGTTGGTGACCGCGGCTCGGGTCACCTGCTTCTTCGGGTTGGTGGTCGCCATCTCGGCGATCCCGCCGAGGTCCTTCTTGATGCCTGGCTTCTTCTTGGTGTCGCCATGCAGGATGTGGGTCGCGGTGATCTCGCCACCCAGCCCGGCCACCTCGAGCGGGATCAGCCCGGTGGCCAGCTTCTCCCTGCCGACCGCGGCCTTGGCCGAAGCCTTCCTGCCGGCGAGCGGCTTGATCACCCCTGCGGCCTTCCGGGCCTTCCTGCCGCCCTCCATGCCGTACCGGGTCATCTTGTAGGACCGGCTCAGGTTGTGGGTCCCCAGGGCCAGACCGGCCGCGCCGGCCCCTGCTCCCACCGCGCTCAGCCCGGCGGTGATCTTCCGCTTCTTCCGGTCCGCCGCCGCCAGGTCGGACTGGCCGGGGTTCGCCTTGGTGATCAGGTCGGCACCGTCGCCGAACAGCAGATCGGCCACCTCACGGAACGTCTCGTCGGTGGCGTACAGCTCGTGGCCTGCGCTCATACCTTCATGATCCTTGCTCGGTCTACTCGCTCCATCCGACACCGGGCTCATCCTCCTCCACGATCACCGGGTCCTCCGGCTCCAGCTCCACGAACATGACCGGGAGCGAGTAGCCGACCTTCACCTGGTTGGTCTCCCGCATCTTGTACTGGCCGGTGGCGACCCAGGAGTCGTAGCCGTGCCTGGACTTGAAGTTGACCTGGTTGGTGTCACCGCGCTCGGACTTGTGCCCCTCACTGAGCACCAGCACCTTGACCTCGAACAGGCTCGGATCCAGGTGCCACTCCTCGGCGACGGAGGAGTAGTTCACCGTGTCGGAGTACTGCTCACCGTCCTCGATGACGTTGTCCTCGGAGTCCACCTCCTTCCAGAGCACCGTGAACGTCCCGTCGCTGGCGTAGACCTCCTCGTCCTTCTGCTCCGAGTAGGCCGACCAGCCCACCACGTCGTACACGTCGTTCTCCTCGATGGTCGCCTCGAACTTCCGGCCGTCCCCGAAGGTCTGGGTGATCTTGTTCTCGGCGTTGTCCACGATCCGCTCGGCGGTGTCGTTGATGTTCTGGTCGAACTCCTGCCCGGCCATGTAGGCGGCCTGCTCGCCGTTGGTCATGAACTCCATCTCGTCGTGCAGCTCGATGCGATCCGTCTGATCGAACTCCCACGGCCCGGCGATGTAGTACACCGGCTGCGGGTTGCCCTGCTCGTCGGTGAGCAGGATGGTCTTGCGCCGCTTCCGCTTGTTCGGCTCCGGGGCCCGGGGCTTGCGCCTGGCTGCCTCGTCGTAGGCCAAGAACGCCGCGATGGTGTCCTGCTCCATCCAGTGCCGCTCCTGTGGCGACATCCGCAGCTTCGCGCGCTCGGCGGCCGGGGTGGCCAGGGTGGCCTTGGCCTCGGTCACCTGACCCAGCTGCGCCTTCTCCGGAGTGCCCAGGACCGCCTTCTCGCCCAGGCTGACCGGGGCGAGCGAGGCCTTCCCCTGCACCGGGCTCAGCGTGGCCTTCGTCTCCAGCGGGGCCAGAGCGGCCTTCGGCTCGACCGGTGCGTCCAGCACCGCCTCCAGCCGTGCCTGGTGCTCGGCCTGGTCCAGGAACCGCTGCAGTGCGGACATGTCCTCGGCCTCCCGCTCGGCCACCGGTATCGGCTCCGGCCTGGGTGCGCTGCGCGCCTTGGCGCTGAACCTACCCGGGTTCTCCGGGTCGCCGCCGCGGGGGTGCTCCTTGGGGTTCCAGGTCTCCGCCTTGCCGAAGGGGTGCAACCGCTTGCTGGTCTCGCCCATCCACGGGTGGCTCAGCAGCCGGACCTCGCACCGGCAGTTCGGGTGCATCCCGGGCACGTAGACCTCGGTGCCGTTGGGCAGCCGGAACCGGTTGCTCAGCAGTACCTTGACCCCGTGCATCGGCCCGCACTGCGGGCACACCCGCTCGTCCCGGGCGGTGATCCAGATCTTCTGGCTGTTCGGGGAGATCTTGCCGTTGTCCTGCAGCCACATCCAGGCGATCTGCTGGGCCTGCTGGCTGATGTTGTGCGCCTCCTGGGTGGCGAACAGCCGGGACCGCCGACGCACCGAGGTGCCGATGTAGTCCAGCACCCGCTGCTTGAGCTTCAGCGGGGTGACCGTCGCGGCCTTGTCCATGCTCCTCGTAGTGAGCCCGGCCATCCCCCGGGCGGTCAGCCCGTAGCCGTCCAGCACCCGGTCCGCAGCCACCCGCTCGGCGATCCGCCGG